CCAGCTCTGCGCCGAGGCCGTGATTCGCTTCGCCGGCAACCAGACGCTGCTGCGCGCCGTCGCCACCTTGCCGCTGCAAGAGCAAGAGCGCCTCGCCCAAGGGGGCATGGTTCCGGTCCTCTGCGTCGACGAACGCGGAGAATTCGCCCCCCGCGAAACCCCGGCCCACGCCCTCACCGCCGCCCAGGCCCGCATCGTTTTCGACGCCGGAAAGGTTCGCGATCTGGACGAGCAACGATCGATCATCGATTCCGTCCGCATGAAGCGCGCCAATCGCGGGTCAAAAAAGACCATACAAACGGATAAAATCAGAATCGACCGCGTCAAAAGGGAAATCAGGGTCGGCAAGGTCCGGCTCACCGTCCCGGAAATTCTGTCCGCCCTCGGCGAAATGTTTCCCCTGTCGGTTGCGCCGGAAGGCGAGACGAAGCAATATTGGTTTTACCTCACGGAAGAAGAACATCGCGCGCTGAGAATCCGCGCCGCCGAAACGGGGATGTCGGGATCAAAACTGGTGCACATCGCCGCCTCCGCTGCCGGTATTCTTGAGAGGTAATTGACCAGCACCCCAGGGAGCCCACCCCGTAACCAGGGCGCCCTGGGGTTTCTACGCCATCCCCTTAGAAAAAACGCCCTCCCTCTAAAAAAACTGTGCACACTGTGCGCCCTGTGCCTGGCGTGCATGACATCCCGCGTCAAATCCCCCACCATCTCAGGCCATGAGCCTGACACCTCTTTTCACCGCATCCGAACTTGACGCCGCCATTACCGCCCTGAAGAGCGCCTATCTGTCGCTCGCCGCCGGCACGGTCAAGGAGCATTCCGTCGATACCGGTCTGATCCGCAAGACCTACGTCAAGCGCGACCTGGTCGAGATCGAAGGCAGCCTCGAATACCTGCAGAAAAAACGCGCCGAGCTCGAAATCGGCATCGGCGCCCAGGTGCTCATCGGGAGGCCCGCGCGATGAACTGCCGCATCGGTCGCAGTTACGCCCGCCCCGCCGTCGATACCGCCGGCCTGCCGGTCATGGCCGCCGACGTCTCGCGCAACGCCGCCGGCAGCCTCGGCACCCTCTCCAACTGGACCCCCCGCCGCCTCGCCTGGCGCGAAGAAGGCCGGCAGCGCGAAGCGATCGCCCTGCGCGCCAACGATATCGCCGTCAACGACGCGCACGGCGCCAGCCTCATCGACTCGATCACCATCAACACCGTCGGCACCGGCCTCTGGCCGCGCTCGACGCCGAACTACAAGCGCCTGGGGATCACCGAGGAGCAGGCCGCCGAGCTTGCCGAGTCCGCCGAGTGGGAATTCGAACAGTTCGCCAAAGAGGCCGACGCCCGCGGCGTCACCGATTTTTACGGCATCCAGTTCCAGAACATCTGGTCGCTGCTGGTCAAAGGCGAGTTCGTCAATCTGCCGCTGATGCTCAAGGATCCCGCCCGCCGCTACGGGCTCGCCCTGCAGACGGTCGATCCGCTGCGCCTGCGCACCCCGCTTTCTCTCGTCGGGTCTAAAAACGTGCGCGACGGCATCCGCCTCGGCGAGCACGGCCAGCCCGTCGGCTACTTCCTCGCCAACCCCGACGACGGCAAAATCACCGCCTCCCTCGACATCTCCCAGTACCGCGAGCTGCCGCCCAAGCGCGGCCATCGCCCCGTCGTGCTGCACCGCTTCTTCGCCAAGGAGCCGGAGCAGGTGCGCGGCGTGTCGATCCTCGCCCCGGTGATGAAATTCGTCAAAGATAAAGCCGACTACCTCGATTTCGAGATCGTCGGCGCCATCGTCGCCAAGAGCTTCCCCGTCTGGATCGAGAAACAAAACGCCTACGACGCCACCACCGGCCTCGGCGTCAAGACCGTGCAAAATGCCGACGCCACCACGACGCACTACCGCGAGCTGACCCCCGGCATGGTGCACTACGGCAACACCGGCGAGAAGCCGCACTTCCCCCAGAGCGACCCCGGCGCCAGCTTCGCCTCCTTTCTCGAAACCGTCCTGCGCGGCATCGGCGCCGCCTGCGGCATGCCGTACGAGATCATCGCCAAAGATTTCAGCAAGACCAATTACAGCAGCGCCCGTGCCGCCTTAGAGGAGGCCTGGCGCGTTTTCACCCTCTATCAGGACTGGTTGGTCAACCATTTCTGCCAGGTGATCTGGGAGATGGTCTTCGAAGAAGCCTGGCTGCGCGGCCGCCTCATCCTGCCCGCCGGCGCGCCCGACTTCTACAGCGCCCGCGCCGAGTACTGCGCCTGCGACTGGACCGTCCCCGATCGCACCACCCTCGACCCGGTCAAAGAGATGGTCGCCCACGTCATGGGCAAGCAGAACAACGCCAGCACCGACGCCGACTTCGCCGCCAAGCGCGGCAAGGACTGGGAAAAAATCTACGAGCAGCGCGCCCGCGAGCGGAAAAAGGCCAAGGGCCTCGAACTGCCCGAGGTCAACGATCCCACCGTCAGCAAGAAAGCACAAACGCCGGACGATCCCTTGGAACCGTCCGCTGCGTCCAGCATGTCCGCCATCATCGCCGAAGCGATTCGCGAAGAGATCCGCGCCGCCGTCACCGCCCAGGAGCAAACCCATGGCCAATAAAGCCAGCTGGTTCGAAGTCAAAGCCGCCAATCCCGCCGCCGGCGTCCGCGCCCAGGTCTTCATCTTCGGCGTCATCGTCGATTACAAGTGGGATTCCGATTCCGCCGACGTGACCGCCAAGGAATTCATCGACGCCATCAAGCCCCTCGGCGATTTTGACCTGCGCATCAATTCCCCCGGCGGTTCCGTTCCTTCCGGCAACGCCATCTATAACGCCATGCGCCGGCATCAGGGGCAAATCGACGTTTACGTCGAAGGGATGGCGCTGTCCATGGCCGCCGTCGTCGCCATGGCCGGCGCCCGCGTCATCATGCCGGCCAACGCCCTGCTGATGATCCATGATCCGTGGTCCTACGCCGTAGGCAACGCCGCCGACATGCGCAAAATGGCCGACACCCTCGACAAGTTCAAGACCGGCATGGTCGCCGCCTACCAGACGAAATCCGGCATGGAAACCGCCGAAATCGAACGGATGATGGCCGAAGAAACTTGGATCACCGCCGCCGAAGCCGTCGAACTCGGCTTTGCCGACCAGGTCGAAGAGCCGGTGCAGATGGCCGCGCAATTCGACCTGACCCGCTTCCGCAATACCCCAAAAGCGCTTTTGGCTCCGCCATCGGCGAAGTCGCCGGCCGCGAAACGCAAACCCGAAGAAGGAGCACCGCCCATGATTACTCTGGCCACGCTAAAGAAAGACCACCCCGATCTGGTTGCCCAGATCGAAGCCGCCGCCCGCGAGGGTATGCTCGCCCGGGCCGATCACGAAACCGCCCTCGCCGCCGCCCGCAGCGAAGAGCGCACCGCGATTGTCGCCCTGCACGGCGCCGTCTTTGGCGAAGAGACCGGCGGAAAATTCGCCGCCATCGTCGAAACCGGCGTCAGCGCCGAAACCGCCAAGGCCCTCGGCGTCAACCTCGCCGCCCCGGCCGTCAACGGCGACGAAGCCAGCAGGCAGAAGATTCTCGAAGGGCTGCACAACGCCGCCCCGGCCGGCCTGAAACCCGGCGAAACCGAAGCCAGCGAAGCCACCGAACGCAAAGCCGCCGCCAGCGCCATCGCCGCCGGCGGCAGCGTGAAATAAATCCCCACTCCAGAAAGAAGGAGAAAACCCCATGGAAACCCTGAATCACGACAACCTGCTCGCCGGCGACTATCCCGCCGTCACCGATGTCGTCACCGTTCTCACCGGCCAGAATTTAGCCCGCGGCGCCGTTCTCGGCAAGATCCTGCGCGCCCTCGGCGCCGTCGTTATCGGCGGCGGCAACACCGGCGATGGCGTGGTCACCGCTGCCCTGAAGAAGGCAACCCAGCTCGGCAACTATATTGTCACCTGCATCGCCGGCAGCGCCGGCGCCATCACCACCCCGGTCACCGGCACCGCCGACGGCGGCAACGCCGGCGCCAACACCATGACCGGGGTTGCCGCCGGGGCCAAGGTCAAAACCGGCACCTACACCATGACCTGCGTCGATGCGACCAACGCTGGCGCCGAGCTGTTCCAGGTCACCGATCCCGATGGTCTGCTGCTGCCGCAAGCCACCGTCGCCGTCGCCTACGTCAATGAGCAGGTCGCTTTCACCATCAACGACCCCGGCGCCAAAGCGCAGGTCGGCGATGTGATCACCGTCCTCGCCAGCGCCGCCGACGGCAACGCCGGCACCTTTTCCGTTGTCGCCCCCGACGGCCGCCGGCTCGCCGACGCCACCGTCGCCGTCGCCTACGCCAACGACGAGATCGGCTTCACCATCGCCGACGGCGCCACCGACTTTGTCGTCGGCGACACCTTCACCGTTCCGGTCACCGCCGGCAGCGGTAAATACGTCGCCGCCGACAAGGCCGCCGTCGATGGCAGCGCCACCGCCGTCGCCGTTCTCGCCGAAGCCTGCGACGCCTCCGCCGGCGACCTGGGCGCCGTCGTTTTCCTCTCCGGCGCCTTCAACGAGGGCAAGCTGAGCTTCGCCGCTGGCAACGCCATCGCCGATCACCGCGCCGCCCTGCGCGCCGTCAACATTTACGCAAAAAAGGCGGTCGCGGCCTGAATTTTTGCTTTCGTAGGGGCGCCCCTTGAGGTCGCCCTGGGCAGGCACAAGGCCAGCCCCTACACCCATTTCGAACGGAGAACCGCCATGAAAATCTTCTCTTCCTTCTTCGCCTGGTCCGTCCTGCTGGTCGCGGCGGTCCTGCTCTTCCCCGGCGGCGAGTCGATCGCCGCCGAGCCCCTTGCCGCCGGTGGCGGGGCGCTGCTGTTCGGCGTCGCCGGCCTCATCGACATTTTCGACACCCGCACCATGCTCGAAGCCATCGAGCAAATGAAGCGGCCGACCAACTGGCTGCGCGACACCTTCTTTCCCAATGTCCACCAGTTCGACACCGAAACGGTCGACGTCGATCTCATCGTCGGCAAGCGCCGTATGGCCCCCTTCGTTTCGCCGATTGCCGAAGGCAAGGTCGTCGAGCGCGAAGGCTTCTCGACCAACACCCTGAAACCCGGCTACATCAAGCCGAAGATGGCGACCACCGCCGCCGATCTGCTCAAGCGCCAGCCGGGCAACATGCTCTATCAGGGTGGGCAGACGATTGAGCAGCGCGCCCAGGCGCTGCTCGGCAAGGATCTGGCCACCCTGATGGACATGATCGACCGCCGCGAAGAGTGGATGGCCGCCAAGGCCCTCGACCTCGGCAAGATCACCATGGTCATCAAGGGCGAGACGGCCGACAAAACCGTCGAGGTCGACTTCGCCATGGGCGCCACGCACAAAGTCACCCTCGAAGGCACTGACGTGTGGAACAACGCCGCCAGCGACCCCATCGCCGACCTGACGGCGTGGGCCACCCTCATCCGTCAGGATTCCGGCGTCAACCCGACCGACGTCGTTTTCGGCACCGACGCCGGCGCCGCTTTCATCAACCACGCCAAAGTCCAGAAGATCCTGGACATGAAAGCGGTCGAAATGGGCCGCATTAACCCCCGCCTGCTGCCGAACGGTGTCAGTTACCTCGGCAGCATCAACGCCCCCGGTGTCTCCGTCGATCTGTGGAGTTACGAGGCCTGGTACATCGACGAGACCTCCGGCGTCGAGACCGCCATGGTGCCGGCAAAGAAGGTTTGGATGGGCTCGCCGAACACCGCCAACGCCCGCCTCTACGCCGTCATCCAGGACATGGAGGCGATTGAAGAAGGGCAGGCCGCCGTGCAGCGCTTTCCAAAATCGTGGACGACCAAAGACCCGGCCGTCCGCTGGCTCATGGTGCAGTCGGCGCCGCTGGTCGCCCTGCAGCAGCCCGATGCCTTCGTCAGCGCCCAGGTTCTGGCGTAAACCCGATTCGCCGGGGAGCGGTTCGTCCCGCTCCCCGGCCGGAGAAAACCGATGGCCAAAAAAGTCAAAGTCGTCACCACCCAGTCCGTCAAACACGCGGGAAAATACCAGCCGCTCGGTACGGAACTTTCCCTCGATACCAAAGAAGCCGCGCGCCTGATCGAGATCGGCGCCGTCGAACTGCCCCGGCCGGTCATGCCCGAAACCGAGGAACCACAAGATTAACCCCAGAGCGCGGGGCGGGCCCCTCCGCCCTCTCCTTCGGACGGGACTTGCCGCCGGCCTCCACCGGCAAATCCAATAGCCCGCCCCGCGCTCGCTTTTTCCAACCGGCCGACCCACGTCGGCTGGTTGGAAAAGGATTCCACCGATCACGCATCACGGATCACGGACCTTAAATGTTCACCGAAGCCGACATTGACGAGCTGCTGCAGGACGAAGAAGAGGTTCTCCTCGGCGATTACCGCCCCGATCCCCCATGCCGGGGGATCTTCGGCGATCCGCATCGCCAGGTGCAAGTTTTCGAAGCCGGCGTCGAAAGCAGCGCACCGCAGATCGCCATGAAGGTCTCCGACCTTCTCGCCGCCGCCGCCGATCACGGCACAACGGTCTTTGTTGCCGGCGGCAATTACACGATTACCGGCATCCACCCCGAGCGGAAGGACGGCAAGGGGCTGGCGATTCTGATTTTGACGGAGGCGTAATGACACAGGCAGGGCTTTCCCCGGAAACGGTCGTTATCGCCTTCGCGAATATCGGCGCCGTTGTCTACCTGGTCCGGAGTGTTGTGGGCCGGGTCGACAAACACAACGAAATTCTCCCTGAGGTCGTGCAAACCCTGAAAAGCATCAGCGAAAACCAGCGAGAAATCTCGCGGGCGCAGCGGGAGCTTTACGAGAGCCGCAACGATCACGACCGGCGACTGACCGAGATCGAGACCACGCACCGCCTCAACGGGTGCGGCGTGCCGAAGGCGAACCCATGATCATCTGCGAACATTTCGCCATCCAAGAACTGGTCGACCGCGCCACTTACGAACGCTTCGGCGTCGGCGCCTGGCAGTTTCTCAGTCAGGAGGGGCTTATCGCCCTCGACGGCATACGCGAGTACTTCGGCAAGCCGGTCATCGTCAACACCTGGCACCGTGGCGGGTCCTTCCAATATCGCGGACTGCGTCCCCGGTCCTGCGATATCGGCGCCGAATATTCGCAGCACCGCCTCGGCAACGCCTTCGATTGCGATGTGTCCGGCGTCAGCGCCGAAGAGGTCCGCCGCGAAATCCTCACGCACCCGAACGACCCGCGCCTGCACCGCATCACCTGTATCGAGGCCGGCGTAAATTGGCTGCATTTCGATTGCCGCAACATCGCCGACCGCATCCGCGTCGTTAACCCGTAGGGGCGCCCCTTGTGGGTACCCGGTTTTGACCTGACAAACATCGACCCATCAGGGCGCCCACAAGGGACGCCCCTACAAAAACAGGAGTCACGCCATGCGTCATCTTTTCATCGTCCTCTTCGCTCTCTTCGTCCCTTGCCTGGCCCTGGCCATCGAGCCGGCCAACCCCGTCGGCGAAGCCGCCGCCGGGCTTCTCTCCGGCGTTGTCTTCCCGGTGCTCGCCGCTCTGCTCATGGGCCTGGTCGGCGTGGTCCTGGACAAGCTGCGGCGCAAATACAACATCCAAATCAGCGCCGAAAACGAACAGCGCCTGCGCGATATCGCCCTCTCCGGCATCGCCTATGCCGAGGAAAAAGCCGCCGCCGCCGTCAAAGCCAACGTCAGCACCATCACCGGCAAGACCAAGCTTGACATCGCCATTGCCCGCATTATGGCCGCCGCCCCACAGCTCACCCGCGAGCAGGCCGACCACCTGGTGCACATTACCCTGGGGCGCGCCCACGGCGCCGGCGCCACCGGCAACAAAGCCATATGACCGCCGCTGTCCTCGCTCTGCTCGCCGCCATTGTGCCGGCGCTGCTCGACTATTTGCAACAGCGCAAGGAGGCCCCCCGCCATGACGCCAACGACCACATTCAGCAGGCCCGCCAAGCGCTGGCCGACAACGACGGTCTTGCTGTTGACGCTGCTGCTGTTGCTCAGCACGACCGGGTGTGTGATGTCCTCGCCCAACATCGTCGTGGTCGAGGGTGAAGAGATGATCACCGTGCGCAAGGCCACCCTTGACCGCCTGTACAGCGACAACGAGCGCCTGATTCAAGCCCTGACCGAATGTCGGCAACCGTAGGGGCGGGGTCACCCCGCCCGCATAGAAAGTAAACCCCCATGACCGTCCGCCAGCAGATCATCAACCGCCTAAAGGCCAATCTCGAAGCGATCGCCGTCGGCGTGGTGCTGACCCTCTCCGACGATTCCACCTATGTCTGCCAGAACACCCTGGCCGGCCGAGTCTTCGTCTGGCGCACCAGCAAGCTCGAAGACACGTCCCTCGGCCGCACCGGCGAACCGTTCTTCGTCAACCTGCGCGACTTCGACAGCCAGAAGCGGCGCGAGGGGGTCGAGGTGGGCAAGCACGAGCATTCTCTGCTCATCGATATCGACGTGCCGGTGCGCGGCGGCACCGCCGAAGACACCGTCCGCGATCTCCTGGCCGACCTCGCCGCCGCCGTCGGCGCCGATCCGAAGCTCGGCGGTCTGGCCCGCTGGACCAGCATCGAAACCGACCGGCTGACGGTGGAGGAAGGCGGCCAGCGCATCGCCGGCGGCGGGCTCTCGCTGGTCGTCAGTTACCGCACCGCCCTGTGGAGGATGTGATGCAAAAGATCCTGATCCTCGAAGATTTCGATTCCCCGGTCTACGGCCCCCTGCGCGCCGGCGAAGAGCGCGCAGTCACAGAATCCGCCGCCGCCGTGAAGGACCTGTCCGCCGAAGCCTTGCAGGACCTGTCCGCCGGAGCCTTGGCGAAGGCGGACGCCGAAGCCTTCATCCGCGACGGCCGCGCCCATGAGTGCGACAAGCCGCCGGCAAAAGCCAAGAAGTAACCCATTTCTCCGCGTCACGCGTCACGCGTCACGCCGCCCGGAGGTTGATCCATGGCCAAACAGTTCCTCGCCCTCGTCGAAGAAGCCGCCCGCGGTACCAACCCCGGCGCCGGCTTCAAGTTTCTGCCGCTGCGCAGCGGTCTGCAGCCGAAATTCCAGCCGAAGGACGAGCCGCGCAAGGAGTTTCGCGGGCAGGACACCGCCCTCGGCGACGCCAGCGTCCGCCGCCTCTCCAGCGCCTGGAACAACACCCTGGAGCTCAACGCCTACCCCGGCGCCGAGCGCGGCCTGCTGCTCAAGCACGCCCTCGGTTTCGCCGGCGTGCGCGCCGTGCTCGACACCAGCGCCTATAAGGGCATCCTCTACCCCATCGCCATGCCCTACGGCCTCGGCGCCGGCCTCGGCGACACCGCCGTCGGCCTGATCGCCAACACCGACGAGGAGGGAACGACGAAAAGCCAGTATTGGGGCGGCGGTCGCATCCGTTCCTGGTCGCGCTCGATCAAGGCCGATGAAGACGTCGTCGACTCCTTCGAGCTCGGCGGTCCCGGCCCCTACGTCGGCGCCGTCGACCAGGCGGAAACCGCCGGCGCCGCCTTCCCGGCGGCGACCCCCTTCCTCTACTCCGATGCCAAGTTCTACATCGGCGCCGGCATCAGCCGCACCGGCGTCGCGCCGAACTTCACCGACGTCGGCGCGGGGACGATGGTCCAATTTCAGCCCGACGAGTTCAACATGAAGGTCAGCCTCGGGCTCGAAGATAAAACCGTGCTCAACGGCGTCCAGGGGCCGAGCAAGACGCACCGCAACGCCCAGGCGTCCATCGAGTGCGATTTCACCATCGATTACCGCGACCCGGCGTCCGGCTTCTCCAGCGCCGACGAATTCAAAGCCACCTTCAGCGGGCCGCGCACCAACAGCCTGCTGGTCGTTCTCGAATCCTCCGAACTGGCCGGCGCCGCCACGGCGAAGTACACCGAGATCATGGATTTCCCCCTGATGCTGCTCTCGTCGGACGGTCCGGAGCGCGACAACGAAGGCAAGACCGCGCCGGTCAAGCTGAGCTGGAAAGCGCTGCTCAACAGCACCGTCGGTTATCCCTTCGCGTTGATCACCATCGACAAAGCCAGCGCTTACTGATTGAGGATGCAATGAAAATCAACAGTATTGGACACGTTTTCGAAACCCTGCCGCCCTTTCTCGGCAACCGCCAGGCGCAGCCGGGCGACCAGTTCGTCGTCGGCCTGAAGGTGGTGCCGACCCCCGAGCAGGACGAGTACCAGCGCTTTCGTGAGCGCGCCTTCGCCACCTTTGCTCTCGATAAGGCGCAGGAAGAAGTCGACAAAAAGTTGCGCGAGACGGTGCGGGCCAAGGTCGCCTTCATTCGCGGCCTGATCATCGACGGCATCAACGACGACGGCCGCGAACTGAGCTTCGACGAATTTTATGCCCAGGCGCCGCCGGAGATCGTCTCCTGGGTGTGCCGGGCGGTGATGAGCACCACCGAACTGTCGGCGGCCGAAAGAAAAAACTTCTTGCCGGGGTCCGCTGGTCGCTAAGGATCAGCGTCAACCCCGGCGCCCGCACCGACTGCCGCAACTGCGAGGAGCGCAAGCGACAGGAGAAAAACTGTCACAACCGCCGCCGGCTCAAAGAGGTGTTGCACCACGGCCCCGTCGAGTGGCGGCGCGTGACCAGCCTGCACGGCAAACCGGCGGCAAAGATCGACGACTTGAAATTCTTCGAATGTCCCGGCAGCGCGATCACCCGTTCCACCTGGCAAATCCTCGCCCTGGTCAACGAAACCACCGACCGCGAGGGCAACATCCTGCACCTGCCGTACCCCGGCACGATCCTCGACCAACCCCCGTGGTACCGGGAAGCGGTGCGCATCGTCGCCAGCGAGAGAAACTCCACCTGGTTTCGCGCCGAGGCAAAAGAGGCAGCCAAACGAGAGGCGGGCAAGAATGGATAAGCGCATCAACTACATCCTGTCGGCGACCGACCGCACCGACACCGGTATCTCGAGCGCCCGCCGCAACATGAACTCGCTCGAATCGGCCGCCGTCGGCCTGCGCGCCGGTCTCGCCGCGGCCGCCGTCGCCGCCGGCGCCGTGCTGGCCCGCGCCGTTTTCACCACCAGCATCGAATTCCAGCGCCTGAATGCCTCGCTGCTCACCGTTACCGGCTCGCAGCAGGCCGCGAACCAGGAATTCAACCGCCTCACCGCTTTCGCCGCCGAAACCCCCTATCAACTGCAGGAAGTCGTTGCCGCCTACATCAAGCTCAAGGCGTTGGGCCTCGATCCGTCCACCGAGGCGCTGCGCAGCTACGGCAATACCGCCAGCGCCATGGGCAAAAGCCTCAACCAGGTGATCGAGGCCGTCGCCGATGCCGCGACCGGCGAATTCGAGCGGCTGAAGGAATTCGGCATCAAGGCGAAAAGCCAGGGCGATCAGGTCACCTTTACCTTCCGCGGGGTGTCGACCACGGTGCGGAAGGAGGCTGGCGCCATTGAAGATTACCTGCGCCGCATCGGCGACGTAGAGTTTGCCAGCGGCATGGAAAACCAGATGAAAACCCTGGGCGGCGCCGTCTCCAACCTCGGCGACGCCTGGGACCAGTTCCTCGTTTCCCTCGGCGACACCGGCCCGGTGTCGCTGGCCACCGAAGCAATCACCGGTCTGGCCGGCTCCCTCACCAACTTTTCCAACTCGCTCAAGCTGCTCAAGGCCTACCAGGACGACAAGATCAGTTTTTGGGAATTTTTCAGTGCCGATCCCGAGCAGGCCGCCGTGCTCATCGAGCGGGCCAGCCTGATCGACACCGAGCTGGCTCGGCTGCAGGGCCGCCTGCGCACGATGGAAAACAAAAAAAAAGGCAACTTCTGGTGGTCGTCGGCCGACGAGACCGCTCTGCAGAACACCCGTGAGGCCATACGGCTACGCCAGCAGCAGCTCGACATGGAGCGCGATCTGCGCATTGCCGCCGCCGATTCGGCGCCCGTCGATCCGAACGCCGGCCTTTCGGGCGATCCGACGCCGCCGAAAGTCCCCGTACTGCCCAAAATCAGCAGCGACGAATGGAACCGCATTCTCGACCAGGAGGCCATCGACGAAGCCGCCGCCGCCGTCAGCAACTTCCAAGCGCAATTGCAAGTGAAGCTGCAAGAGTCGCCGCCCCTGTCCCTCGGCTTTGACAACTTCGACATCAGCCAGTCCGTTGCCGACCAGCAGGCGGACCAGGCGCGGGAAGAAGCCGCCACCGCCGCCCAGGAGGCCGCCGACATCGCCGCCGCCGAAAGGTTTTCCCGCCTGCAGATGTCGTATGCGTCGGAGAACGAGCTGGTGCAGTCCGCGTACGCTGACCGCATGGCCATTCTCAACCAGGCGCAGCAGGCCGGGCTGCTCAGCGAAGAGGAGTACGCCGAGACGAAACGACGCATCACTCAGCAGCGGGAAGACGAGATTACGCGGATTGATCAGGCCGCGCAGAACCTCCGCCTCCAGACCGCCAGCAACACCACCAGCGCCCTGATGAACCTGACCAACGCCCTGTACAACTTTGGCGACCAAAAATCGCGAAAGATGTTCGAACTCAACAAAGTCGCCGGCATCGCCAATGCCACGGTAAACACCTATGCCGGCGCCGCCAAAGCTTTGGAGCAGGGGGGATTCTACGGCATCGCCCTGGCGGCGGCGGTTATTGCCGCCGGACTGGCGAATATCGCCAGTATCTCCGCCACCACCTTTGACGGCGGCGATACGCCCTCCGGTGGTTACGGCGGCGGCACGCCGTCTTCCCCCATCGTCACCCAACCGCTGGGAAATCAGCAGACGATTCAGCAGGACCTGACCATCCGCATCCATGGCGTGGTGGACGATGCTTTCATCGAAGACACCCTCATCCCCAGGATCAACGACGCCGGCACCCGCAATGTCCGCATCGAGTATGACGATTAAGGAGATGTGCGCATGAACCAGCCCGCCGTGCTCTATACCAGCTATCCGCCCACCGCCGCCGTCACGGCGACGGACAGCTATGCCGGCGCCGATCCGGCCGACGTGCTGTTCGCCACCGAGGACACTTTTTGGCGCCCTGCGAATCAGACCGGCGACAAAACGCTGACCGTCGATTTCGGCGCCGACCGCACTGTCGACCGGCTGGGGATCGTCGGCGAAAACCTCGACGGCTGCCTGGTGGACGTGCGCGTCAGCAGCGACAATTTCATTGCCTCCAATGTGCTGCTCGCCGACGGCGTCACGCTGGCGGCCGCCGTCAACGCCGCCACCGTCCCCTTCGTCTCCTCGACCTACCGTTACGCCCGGCTGGTGTTCAAGGCCGGCTATTATCCGAGCAACTTGCGGCTTGCCTGGCTCTGCTGGGACCGTCAGCGGGTGCTGCCCTACCTGGAGGAGGATTTCGATCCCGACAACCTCGATGCCACCGGCGAACACCTGGTCAGCCGGCAAGGCCTTTACCTGGGGAGCGAGCAGGAGCGCACCATGCGCAGATGCAGCCTCAACCTCGGGCAGGTAACCGATTTCGAGTACGCGATTATCAAGGAATGGGCCGCCGCCTGCATCGGTACGCTGCAGCCGTTTCTGTTCGTTCCCGATATCGACGAAGCCGCCGCCTTGTTCGCCTGGCCGGCGGATAACCGGTTTTCCGCTCCCCGTGTCAATGGCCTGCGCCGCGTGGCGCCGATGATGATCGTCACGAGGGGGGCCTGATGCCGTCGGACGCTTTTCTCCGCGCTGCCAAAAGTCCAAACCGCCAGGCCGTCGTTCTGGCGGCCATCGAAGCCCCCGGCACGATCAAGCGCACCCTGTCGACCACCGCCGACTGGCAGGCCAGCCCGGTATTGACCAATCTCGACGCGAGCAGCTACCCGGGCGAGGTCGGCAATGCGTTCAAAATCGTGCCGGCCAGCCTGGGCGATGGCCGCTTCCGCTCGCCGCCCCCCGGCTTCCCCTTCTACGCCGGCCGCATCGATGCCACCATCGGCGTTCGTATTAATCCGAATTCCGGAGCGTCCAAAGCGGCTCGCCCCACTCCCTGGTTTATCTCCATAGGCTCGCACGCCACCGAAGACCAGGTGTTTGCCACTGCGGTAGAAGAAGACCAGCCGGTTTATTTCGGCGTCTCGCTGCCGTTCACGTTGCATGCGCCGGCGGTGGGCGAACTCAATGCCGGGATCAATGGTCTGACGGTCTATATCGCCGAGCGCGAGCAAAACGTATTTATCAACTTTTTCTTCGCCGCCCCGCCGACCATCCACCTGTACGCGCAAACCGGCGAGCTGACCACCAAGGAGGTCGATCTCGGCGCCGTACCGGACGCCGACTGCCTGGTCGGCTTCGACGATACCAAGCCGGCCGGCACGACGCTGACCTACGCCGCCGAGGGGCGCAATACCCAAGCCGATCCCTGGACGGCCCTTGGCGCGGTGGCCGATGGCGGCGCCGTGGCGCCTTTTCGCTACTACCGGTTTTCCGCCGCTTTCACCACCGACCGCCCCGCCGGCGCGGCGCTCAAAGAAATTTCCGTCGCCGACGCCGTTTTCCGCAACCTCTCCACCTATGCCGACGCCCCGGTTTTTGGCGCCCTGCCAGCGGTAAAGAAGATCTCCCCCCTTTCCAGCAGCATCCGGTTTCTCGAGGTGCCGCCGATCGGGGCGATGAGCCTCGACCTGGACTTTACCCGCGAGGTCGGCGATCTGATTGCCACCGGCTATCTGAAAAACAAGGCGGTCTACATCAAGGGCGGCTATCTCGGCCTGGCCGAAAGCGAATACGAGCCGATCTTTACCGGCTACTGGCATGACTACGCCATCAAGGGGCGCACCGTCACGGTTAAGCTGCGCGACGTGCTCAGCCGTTTTTCGAAACGCAAAATCCCGATGGAGCAGGTCGACCCGCTAACCGGCAAGAAGGTTACCAAAGAGGTTGATCTGTCCGGCAACGTCATGGACCAGATGCTTGAGGTCATGGATCAGCTCGGCATTCCCGACCGGCTGCTGGATCGTGCGGCTTTCCTCGCCGTCCGCGACAACCACCGCCTGGGGCCGGACTGGGACGTGTCGCGCAAAATCGGCGGCCCGAACGGGACCTTTGCCAACGACGGCTCGCCGAACTATCGCGAGCCGGTCGCCGCCATGGAGATCCTGAACGAACTGCAGGTGATTGCCGGCGTGCATCTGGTCACCATGCCGAACGGCAAGCTGACGCCGGTGCTCTACGATCCCGCCGGCGCCCCTGCCGAGACTCTCGATGCCACCTGGTGCAATTTCGACAGTATCGCCGGCGGGCAAAAAGAGCTGTTCTTGCGCCAGCTGGTCTACCATGCGCCGCTCACCGACGACCCCTCCGGCGCCAAGGATTACGGCAAGGCCCTGCTGTATACCGACCGCGACGCGGAGATCGCCTGGGGAGAGACCGGCAACGACTGGGAGCCGGCGCCGACAAAGACATGGGAGGACAACTGGAACGCCTCCGATGTCGCCGTCGAGGCCCTTGCCGCCCGCATGTTCGGCTGGTTCGCCACCCCGCACGCCACCGTGCGCGTCGTCTGTCCGCCGCGCTATGCGAAACTGCTCCCGGGGCAGGTGGTGGCCGTGGACAATCTGCGCCTGCCGGCGGCCAGGGCCAATTGGCCGGGGTATTCGAGCGGGCAGAAATTCCTGGTGACCGGCAAGCGGGTCGATATTCTCGCCGGCAAAGTCACCCTCGATCTCTTCGATCTGCAGACCGGCGGCGCCCAGGGCGCCGGCACCTGGGTCAACCCCATCGTCATTTCCGGCTCGGCCACGCCCTACGGCGCCACCAACGCCTACACCGCCGCCGGCGGCACGCCCCCCTACACCTGGCAGGCTTCGGCCGGCGTCATCACCGGCAGCCCCGGCGACACCATCAACCTCGATGTGAGCGGCGGGCGCGGCGCGGTGAGCCTGTCGGTCACCGACGCCACCCACACCCGGGTCATGCGCTTGACCGTGCCGCCGGCCGCGCCCGAGGCGATCGCGCCGACACCCGTCGCCGGCGGCGTGCGGCTCGATCTCACCGTGCCGGACCTCGCCCCCGACGATGTCGTCGAGATCTGGGCCGGCGACAGCGCCGATCACGCCAGCGCCGTGCTGATCGGCACCACCCGCACCGGCGAATATCTGTTTACCGGCATCCTGCCCGGCGAATCGCCCTACGTCTGGGTGCGCGTCGTCAGCGAGCAGGACGGACCCGGCCCCTTTTATCCGGACACCGGCGCGCCCGGCACGGCAACGCCGTATCCCGGCATCGGCGACAGTCAGCTCGCCGAATCCCTGCTTACCCCCATCACCCCGGTGCTGCGCGGGCATTACGCCGACGACATCCTGCTGCGCACCATCGCCACCGCCGGCGAGGCGGTGCAGCGCATCGCCGGCATCGCCGTCGAAAAATCGCAACGCATCGACGCCATTGCCACCGTCACTTCGGCGCAGGGCCAGTTGGGCGACCACCTCGACCAGGTCGAAGCCGCCCTCGCCGACATCACCGGCACCGAGGATTTCGCCGACACCAACACCTACGCCGTCGGCGACCTGGTGCGCTACGAAAGCAAGCTCTATCGCTGCATCCTCGCGATTTTGGCAACCCCCGCGCCGCTGCCCACCGATGCCACCTACTGGCTGCTGCTCGGCGACTACGCCTCCCTCGGCGAGATGGTCGCCGCCAACGCCGCCGCCATTACCGGCCTGATCGACACCTATGGCGAGACGGCGGCGGCGGCGGAATCCGCGGACATTGCCACGACCAAGGCCGGCGAGGCCGTCGCCGCCCGCATCGCCGCCGGCGACTATGCCACAGCCGCCTACGGCAGCCAGCAGACCGCCATCGCATACGCCGACGACGCCGAACAGGCAGCCCTCGCCGCCAGCAGCGCCGCCAACACCGCTACCACCAAAGCCGGCGAGGCCTCCACCTCTGCCGCCAGCGCCGCCACCAGCGAGAGCAACGCCGACGAGAGCGCCAGCCAGGCCGCCACTTCCGCCGGCCTGGCCGCCACCAGCGAAAACAACGCCGACGAGAGCGCCACCGCCGCCGGCGACTCCGCCTCCCTTGCCGCCACCAAGGCCGACGACTCGCAGCAGAGCGCCATCGCCGCCACCAGCGCCGCCAACACCGCCACCACCAAAGCCGGCGAGGCCTCCACCTCGGCGGCCAATGCCGCCACCTCGGAGAGCAACGCCGACGGCAGCGCCAGCCAAGCCGCCACTTCCGCCGGCCTGGCCGCCACCTCGGAGAGCAACGCCGGGCAAAGCGCCACCGCCGCCTTTAACAGCGCCCAGACCGCCAGCACCAAGGCCGACGAAGCCGGGCAAAGCGCCGCCGCCGCCGACCAAAGCGCCCTCAGCGCCCAGACCCAAAGCGGCTACGCCCAGCAGTACGCCGAGCAGGCCGTCAGCGCCGCCGAGGACGTGGAAAACGGCGTCACCGCCATGGCCGCCACCCGCGACGCCCTCGTCGCCGGCGCCGCCGACCTCGAACAGCTGCAGGACATCCTCAATAAGGGGGCCGCCGCTCTGCGCCAGGCCGGCGTGGTGCGCGCCGCCGCCGGCATCGACGAGGAGCGCACCGTCCGCATCGACGCCGACGAGGCCGAAGCCGAAGCCCGGCTCGCGCTGGCCGCCGCCCTCTACGGCGACGGCGAAACCCCCGGCTCCCTTGCCACACTGGAGCAGACCCTGCGCACCTACGCCGACAGCGAATCGGCGACGGCGGAGGAATTGGATATCCTGGTTGCCCAGCTCGGCGGCAGCTCCGCCGGCGCCTGGGACCAGATCACCGCCTACGTCGATACCGACAGCGTGCTGGCCGAGCGCGTCTTTGGCGTCGAAGCGCGCCTCGACAACACCGGCAGCGGGGTCACCCTGGAGCAACGCCTCACCACCTACGGCAGCTCCATCGACGGTCTGAGCGCCCAGTACACGGTTAAAATCGACAACAACGGCATCCCCGCCGGTATCGGTCTGGCCTCCGAAACGGTCAACGGCACGCCGGTCTCCCGATTCATAGCGCTGGTCGACGACTTCATCATTGCCAACCCGGCCGGCGTCTACGCGGTAACCTCGATGACGCGCAGCGGCGACACGGCAACTGCCAACATCGCCAGCACCGCCGGCTTGGTTATCGGCGACCGGATCGCCGTCACCGGCGCCGCGCAGCCCGAATACAACGGCCTGCAGACGCTTGCGGAAGTCGGCGTCGGCTACGTCCGCTTTGTCGTCGCCGGCACCCCGGCCACCCCGGCGACGGTGGCCGCCGGCTATGCCGGCATCAAAGTGATTAAGGCCGTGGTGCCCTTCGAAACGGTCGGCGGGGTGACGTTTGTCAAGTCGGCCGTCATCCCCAACCTCTCCGCCGACAAGATCACCGCCGGCACCCTCGATGCCGCCAACGTCCAAGTAATCAACCTCTCCGCCGACGCGATCGTCAGCGGCACCCTCGACGCGGAAGACGTCCAGATTGTCAATCTGGCAGTGGAGAATCTTGTGGGGGATGTGCTGACGGGCAAGACTGTGCAGACAAATAGCACAGGCTTTCGCGCAATCCTTGGGACCGGCTTAAGCACAGACCCTTTTCGTCCCCATGTTGGATATGGCTATCTGTCTTTTTTTAATAATTTAGGTGTGGAACTCGGGGAGATTTCCGGAAAAACCGGCAACGGGCTTGTGTTGGACGGGCTGTTCTCCGGTTACTACACAGCAACACCCCCGGGAAATGCCTTGTCTCGCTGGTCGCTGCGCAATCAGGTAAGCGACGGGGCCTATGTCCTGGACATCGCAGCGCGCTCCGCCTCGACGTTTGGCGTGCCAACAGCCCCTCATGTGTACGGACTTCGGCTGGCGGGCGGAAGCCGCGCCCCTTTAACCATCGAACCCACAGCCGCCAGCGGCGCCCCAACGCACGCCGCCGGCGACGGCACTTTTTACCCCAACCAAACCGGACTCTGGTACCGCAAGGCCGGCGCCTGGGTCCAAATCGTCTAGGAGGAACACATGAACACCGCCGTCAACATCGCCAGCACCACCCGCCGAGAAACCGAATTCGCCCGCGCCCTGGCCGAGCGCAACGACCTGGTCGAGTCGCTCGTCGTTTTGCGCGACCAGCTGCGGGCCGAAAACGCCAAACTCAAAGAGGACGTGCAGCGGCTCACGGACGAGCTGGCCGCGAACAAAGCCACCGCTGCGGAAAGGGATAAAAAATGAGTCTCGAAACCGATGTCCAGGCCCTCACCACCTCGGTGCAGGATCTGTTGACCGCCGTCAACGTCAAAAAGGCCGACCTCGACAGCTCCGCCACCGCCGCCGCCGCTTCGGCCGCCGCCGCCGAAACACACAAAAACGCCGCCGCCGCCATCCTCCTGGAGGTGCAGCAGACCGCCGACACCAGCGTCGATATCAACCACATCGGCGCCCCCGGCGCCGCCGGCTTCGGCGTCGGCATCGCGCCCAGCGTCGCCCTGTTCGACGGCATGACGCCTCTCTACGGCTACACCGACCCGACGCACCCGCAGTACGGCAATTACCAGTACAGCGACGGCAGCGTCATGTGCTGGATTCCAAAATTCTACTACCGCATCGGCCACGCCTCGAATCCCACGTATGGCGTGCACGGCGTCAACTCGCTGGACGTCAAGGGCGTCAAGGATTTCCCCACCCGCTTCGACGCCGAGGCCGCCGGCTACGCCATGCACCGCGCCTTCATCGACGGCGGCGACGAGCAGGACGGCTTCTTTGTCGACAAATACATGGCGAGCAAAAACGCCAAGGGCGCGGGCTTCGTCGCATCCAGCATCGCCGGCGGGCTGCCACTCTCCACCGCCGCCGACCACAACCCCATCGCCGACCTGACCGCCTGCGCCGGCAATGCCTATTACGAGGCGATCAACGCCGCCCACGCCCGCGACGGGGTGGACGGGGCCGTCAACCTCGCCAGCCGCTTCCACGTCGTCAGCCGCTTTCAGTGGGCGGCGCTGGCGCTGCTGTCCCTGGCCCACGGGCAGGCTGCGACATCCAGCACCTACTGCGCCTGGTACGCCGCCAGCGGCACCACCAATTTTCCCAAGGGGTGCAACAACAACGCCCTGGGCGACACCAACGACGGCGCGATCGCCTACGTTTCGGACGGCTACAGCAATTGCGGCACGGCCGGATCGGGTACGCCCTTTGCGAAAACGACGCACAACGGCCAGGCCTGCGGGGTGGCCGATGTCAACGGGCTGATGTACGACCTCAGCATCGGCATCACCTGCATCGCCGGAACGGTGGCGATCACCGCCGCCAGCCAGGGCAACCCCTGCCAGATCACCGCCGTCGGCCACGGCCTGGCGACCGGCGATGCGGTGATGATCACCTCGGTCGGCGGCATGACGCAGCTCAACGACAAGATTTTTGCCGTTACCGTGGTCGATGCCGACCACTTCACCCTCGACGGGGTGGACGCGACCGCTTTTCCTGCCTACACCGCCGGCGGCACCGTCACCTACGGCACGTTCTACGCCGCCAATGAGGCGACTCGCATGCGCGATTTCACCGCCGGCAACACCCTGGCCAGCGACCACTGGGGGGCCACCGGCGTGGCGGCCATGATGACCCCGATCAGCGTCCCCTTCGCCACCGCCTACCCGAACAACGGATTTGTGCAGAAAATCGGCAACGCCGGCAACCAGGTGCTGGACCCGGCAGCGTCCGGCAACGGCTGGCTACTCACCGCCCTCGGCCTGCCGCAGGCCGGCGGCATCTCCACCGCCGGCAGCAACCTGTTCGGCATCGATTATTTTTACCAGTACATTCGCAATGAGCTGTTTCT